ACTACTCTGAACATGTGATCTTCAGCTAAGGCACCTACGTCTAATGTAATAGTCGACTGTCCATTTTTAGCATCTGTCGCTGTAAAGTCATTCACGTTACCACATTGGCCGTGCATTGCTCTTGTTACAGCAGCATCTGCTTTGATTATGTACTCTTGGTGTGGATCGTCATTAACGAAACCGATACCATCAGTACTGTTAGTGTTTGGGTTTGTTCCAAAACGCTGTCCAGCAGCAACTGAATTAGCGAAAGTTGGTTTGCTTGTAGTGTTATCCACGAAGAATGCACCATTAAACACTCCAACTAATAATGCTTCAGTTCCAGAAGCGAAATCAATTCCGCCTCCACCTGTATCATCAGTTGTTGAGAAACTTGCGTCTTGTAAATAACCTTGTGATCCAGAAGAATCTTCTAGAGACACAGGATTACCTTTGAACAGACCAACACCAGTGTTGTCTTTGATTGCGTACGAAGACTGCCCTTCGATTGCAGGCGTGTTGCCTAATCTCATTGCAGCTCTAAGTCCGAAACCAGTTGTACTAGCATTTGCCATAGTTGTTTCTCCTTATTACTATTTAATCGATGATAGGGATTAACCCACGAAATAAAATTTATTTCTTTGTACCACCGAAGGTTACACGAGTCTGTCTATCAACATTGATAGGCATTCTCTTATCCTGCTCCTTCATAAGATCGTTTTCTACGGCTTCGTTTCGGTCTTTATGACGATTCGTCATATAGTCCTGTCTCTGCTTCGCGATCTCGATTGGTACCTTCGCAAGTAGAAGGCCGCCAACCCCAATCACCCCCTTGTATTTTCCTTCTTCAAGGACTGGATAATCAGATGAGTTTTCAACTTCTTCAGCTCTAACCAGTTCGTAACCTTCTCTAAGTCGAGACGTTACGTTCTTAGTGTCTTGAAAGCCTACAACTTCAGCTCTTATCCATCTGTACCTGAATCCATCAGGTGCAGGGGGTGCATCTAAAGATGACGGTGGAACCCACACTTTTGGTCTTTCAGATTTTGACCGTGTTTGGCT